GTAGTATGCAAACGGGTTATTTGACTTTGACTCGTCAAACTGCAAGCCAATTTGTGCAAGTTGTAGGATTGCTTGTCCCTGCATTTCGTCATTGTAAGTATATCCGCGAACATTGCCTCTTGTGCCATAACGTTCGCACAGTTTCATCCACATAAGAGCAAGTTTTTCTGTTGCTTGGCCGTGATCTTTAGAAAAATAACCATTTTCCATACCGCCTATCCAGTGACTTTTACCAACACAGTTAAGTTCGCCTTCTTCGTCAAACTTAAAATGTTGAAAAGGAGGAAAATTTAGTTTTACTCGTGTGTCTGCTACAGTTTTAGGGTTTTTCTTTCGACCTTTTTCTTCTGGAATATGATCGAAAGTCATAATTCTAAAAATTAATTCTTCTTTTGTGATTTTTCTATAGTCAACTTCGCATTCTGCTAGTTTTACTTTTTCGCCTGCTAATTTACGTGCTTCAAAGTCTTGCTGCTGTAGTCTTTTTGCCTTGTTTCTTTTTGCTTCTGCAATAGTACGTATGTTTATTTTTTCTAAATCATCTAGTATGATGTCATATTGATGAAATTCTGATTCTGTATAACTGGAAAATCTATTTTTTGATTTGTGTATTTCTTTTAATAAGTCTTTATTATTAAGGTAATTCTGTTTTTTCATTAACATCTCCAAACTGTATTTAGTATTATAATATACGCACTTTAAAAAGTCAACTAAATAATATGACGGAGAATAATATGGCAAATGATCCACAAACAGGTAATGTTAATAATAGTGTAGGAAATATTTTAGGCGAAGTTGTTACTGCTGCTGGAGCAGCGATAGGAAGAGCAATAGGAAACTTTCCTGCAGGTGGAGTTCCAACTGCAAGGTCTGGAGTACAGGCGTCATTTAATCCTAGCACTGCCGACGGAGCAGATTGGCGAGTACGCATAGGAGTTCCTAGTCCTTATAGGGGAAGTGCAGTGTTAGCACCATTAGTGAACACACAAAATTCAATGGTGTTTCCTTTTACACCTACTATAATTTTACAACACACAGCAAATTATGACCAGTTACATCCTGTGCACACAAATTATCCGTACACGGTATATGAAAACAGTCTAGTTAACGATATTGTCATTACCGGCGACTTTTATGTTGAGAACGAAGATGATGCTAAGTATTGGATTGCTTGCACACACTTTTTAAGAACTATTACAAAAATGTTTTATGGTGATACATCTAATGCTGGTGCACCGCCCGCAGTATGTAGATTAAACGGTTACGGGGATTATGTTTTTAAAGATGTTCCGGTTGTTGTACAAACATTTACAACAGAATTACCCCAAGATGTAGATTATATAAAAGCCGAAATACCTGGCGCAAACGGAGACAACTGGGTGCCAACTCATTCTGTTATATCTGTTACACTTAGACCAACTTATTCAAGAGACACTGTAAGACAGTTTAAACTAGATGATTTTGTAAACGGTTCTTATATTTTAGGATCAGACGGATTTATATAAAATGGCAATTTACGGAAAAACAAGTCCTTATAATGCAACTTCTAATTTAAACAGAGGTTATTTAGGTTATTTTGAAATTAGACCTATTCCTGCATCTTCAGACGACATATTATACACGGTAGAATCTATGTATAATCATAGGCCAGACCTTCTAGCATATGACTTGTACAAAAATACAAAACTTTGGTGGGTATTTGCTCAGAGAAATATGGATATTTTAATAGACCCTGTTTATGATCTAGTACCAGGAGTAGAAATATATTTGCCGCAAGAGCCTTCATTAAAAAGAGTTTTAGGAATTTAATATGACTGTTAGTGTCGGAGATACAATAGGAGCCGTTGCTGGAGCAATCGCAGCAGAATATGCTCCTTCTAGTTCTGCTGAACCTGGTCTTTTACCAAATACACCTGCTGATCCTTTAGCCTGGGCACCCGGCTCTGCTCCACCCTGGCCTAACGATTTAGAACCAGCAGCAACGATGAACACTATAGTAACTCTAAGTGTTTTAACGCAACAAGAAATAAACGACCCTGATACATTTAGAAGCAACGGACCATCTATTAATATATTAAGAAGCGGCGGCGGCATAACAAAACCGGCAACAGCCGCTGAAAGTGCACTTGGAATTAATACTGAATTTTTTATTGATAATATAGAAATGGATTCTCTTATTACAGCAACACCGGCTACAGGAAACACTAATGCTACAAATATAAATTTTAATGTTGTAGAACCTTACAGTATGGGCGTGTTTGTAGAAACATTAAGAGTTGCAGCACTACAAGCAGGATGGAAAAATCACATTGAAGCACCTTATTTGTTAACAATTAATTTTGTTGGGTGGGACGAAGATAACAATGCAGAGACAGGCGGAAGTTATGCAAAGCGTATGATTCCTATGAGAATACAAGATGTACAATTCGATGTTACAACAGCAGGCAGTGCTTATAGTGTAACAGGAATTGCTTGGAATGATGTTAGTCTCGCAGATCAATATCAGAAACTACCAGTAGACGTAATTATAAAAGGCCGCGATGTTGCTGAAATACTACAATCAGGACTTGAAAGTCTTGCAAGTGTACTAAACACAAGAGAACTTGTAAAAGAAGATACAGGGCAAACACAAAAAGCCGATCAGTATATAATAATGTTTCCTAAAAACGGCGAGGCACCTACTCTTGGTTCAGCCGCAGGCCCATCAGGCGCAACAATAAGTGCACCAAGTGGCGAACAAGACGACACTGTGCTTTACAAAAGTATTAAAGGATCGCAAGCCACTATTGAAAATCAAACAGCCTATGATGCTCTTAAAGCAGGTCAACTTGGTAAAGTTGAGGGCAGAACTCTACTCGGAGAAACCATAAGAGATTGGGCAGAATCACCGGGTAATATCAACGATATAGGTAAAAAAACAATCATTGAAGATTGGATTGCCCAAGGTACACATCCTTTTGGTAAAGAAGGTCTTGCATACGATGATGAAAAAGACATATACACCAGAAACGGTGCAGAACTAACACTTTCTGACGACCTTCGAACATTTAAATTTAAACAAGGTACTAAAATACAAGATGTAATTGAAGAAGTTATATTAGCCAGCACATATGCTAAAGACGTAGACGAAGCACTAAAAGACCCGGCAGCAAAAACTAAGGACGGCAAACTAAAATGGTTTAAGATTGAAACAAACTGTTTTATTTTAAATGATAACGGCACTCTTAAACAAACAGGAAGGTACCCTAAAGTTTATGTATTTAAAGTAGTACCTTTTGAAGCACACACAAATGTGTTTAAGTCACCAACAAGTTCTGCATTTGGTATTAAAAATCTTAAAAAAGAGTGTGCAAAACAGTACCAATACATCTATACAGGTAAAAACGTAGACGTATTAGATTTTGAAATAAAATACAATTATGCTTATCATACACCAATCCTTGCTGATAGGGGACAAGGCGCCGACCGAGCAGCCACAGAAAAAAGTGTAGTCAAACCGCAAGCAGGTGCTGTAGCAACTACGAACACAGGCGGCGGTGAAGCACCAGCAGAAGGTGCGCCACCGCTACAAGAAAAAGCAGATATTCTTACAAGACTGGGAGGCATGGACGGCGAAACTACAGCAACAAGTGTGGCTAGAACTTGGAATGAAGCACTTATGAGAAGTGACGTTAACATGGTAAATGTTGATTTAACGATTATGGGTGATCCGTTTTATCTAAGTGATTCAGGATTAGGAAATTATACTGCAAAAGATTCGTCTTTTACAGGTATGAATCAAGACGGACATATGAATTTTGAAAACGGAGAAGTTTTTGTAAACGTGCTTTTTAGAACACCCATTGATTACAATACAAGTACTGGTGTCATGATGTTTCCTAGTGATACAAAAATAATAAATGCGTTTAGCGGAATTTATCGAGTTAACAAAGTTACACATAAAATTGAAAAAAATAGATTTACGCAAACGCTTACCCTAATGCGTTTGCTAGGACAAGAAGATACTAGTCCTGTATCGCTTATTAAAGAAGGTGACAAGACAAACAGCATAGTCGGTAGTGTAGCCGGTAGCGTGTTTGAAATAGTAAATATAACCAATCCACCAGAGGTAGTAGGTTTATTACAAAACTTCTTAAACGGCAGTTTAGAAAATCAATTGCAAGAAGCATTAGACTTTCAGTTTAGAAAACTGTTAGGAGGATTTGATCCGTTATCAGCAACAAGAGAGCAAATTGCTGCTGCACTAGGAATTGAAATAAGTTTAGTGCCCACAGATATAAATGAATTACTAAGCGGACCTTTTGTTGATCAGTATGGTGAAAACCCTCCAGGATTTGGAGACTTATTAGATATTGGATTAGGCATAATAGGAGAAGAACTACCTCTTGATCCTCTAGAATTATTAAGAGGACTGGCTGAGGATGAGTTAGGTTTATAAATGAGAACAAAACAAAAATTTCCAGAAGGATTGCCCGGACCGTATGAAGGAATAGTAATTGGACACCTTGATCCTTCTTATATGGGAACTCTAAAAGTAGAACTGCTTAGGAAAACTTCTGCAGGCAATGAACCTGAAAGATCTGGCCAATTAGTTGAAGCAAGATATCTATCTCCGTTCTACGGCGTTACTCCTCAAAGCGGAACAACAGGAACATACGGTTATCAAAGCAGTCAAAAAAGTTATGGAATGTGGTTTGTACCACCAGATGTAGGCACCAGGGTTATGGTTTTATTGCTAGAAGGCAATCTAAGTCAGGCGTTCTGGATAGGTTGTATTCAAGACCAATATATGAACTTTATGACACCTGGTTACGCAAGTACAAAAAACATAGAAAGTGCAACAGGCGATGCTACAGGCAAAGTAGGAAAAAAAGTTCCTGTTGCAGAATATAATAAAAAACGCGAAGCAGGCACTAGCAAAAACCCCACAAGATTTTTAAAACCTCCCCATGTAGATTATGCAGCGTCCTTGCAAAAACAAGGTCTAATTGATGATGACGCTCGGGGAACAACCAGTAGTTCTGCTAGAAGAGAAGTTCCTAGTTCTGTTTTTGGAATAAGCACTCCTGGGCCAGTAGACAAAAGAACCAGTGCTCCAAAAGCAGATATAGGAGACAGTGCGTCTAAAACAACAAAATTTATTAACCGTTTAGGCGGTACTAGTTTTGTTATGGACGACGGTGATGATAAAATTATTCGTAAAGGACATGCTAAAGATTCGCCGCCTATATATGAAAATATAGAAGCACTAGCAGACGGCGAAACGCCTACAGGAGATGTTACTTTACCTGCTAACGAACTTACTAGAATACGTACTAGAACCGGCCACCAAATACTGCTGCACAACACAGAAGATTTAATCTACATAGGTAATGCTAGAGGCACAAGTTGGATTGAAATGACATCCAACGGAAAAATTGACATATATGCTCAAGACAGTATTAGCATTCACAGTTCTAATGATTTAAATTTTACTGCTGATAGAGATATTAACTTTACTTCAGGAGAAAACGTAAACTTTGTTGTAGGAAAAGATTTTAAAACTACTACTGGAGACAGCATACACAACACAGCCGGACTGGATATTAATAACACAGCCGGACAAGGTATAAGTGAAATTGCCGGGACGCATATTGCAAACTATGCTAACTTAAACGCCAGTTATCAAAGTGTAGGAAATACTGTGTTAGGAGCAGGCGCAGATCTTGCTATGAGTTCGGGCGGCAACAGTTTGCTTGAAAGCGGGTATCATATTGAACTCAATGCAACTTCAAATTTATATCTTAAGTCGGCTGATTATAATCGAAACACAAAAAATAATTCATATATTAACGTAGATCAAATAAGTTACCAAATATCTAACAGTTTTGAATTACGTGGCGCTCAAAGCGTTGTGATAGATTCTGACAAAAAAGTAAACATAGGTGCCAACCACTTTATTGTAAACACAAACGATTATATAGAATTAAACTCAGACGGATCATTTTATTCTCTAGTTGGAAACAAATGGCAGGTAAGGTCCGACGGCGAAACAAAATTTTATGTTGGTGGAAATTACAAGGTAAAAGCAGACGATACTATTAAGTTATGGTCAGGAAACAACACAGAACATCTAGTAGATGGAGACTGGCTTGTAGAT